TTAATTGTTCAACCGCCCCGCCCGCTTTGCCTTACGATATTCGTCATAAACTTTGGGGTCGTACTGAAGTTCCCCGCCGGATGCCTCTTGCAGGCGCATCGCGCGACCTTCAGGAACCAGTTCCCCCCATGCAGCAACGCTTGCCAGCCTAACTCCTGCGACATTGGCAAGCTTTGTTTTGCTGCCAAAAAACGCTATAGCATCAATTTTCAACATATCGAACCCCTTAGATTTTCCTAAGGAAACTAGATCGTAGAGAAACCTAAGTCAAGAAAAATTAGAATTACCTAATATGAAAAACGAAACCTTCGGTGCTCGCCTCTTATACAGGCGAAAAAAATTAAAACTGTCTCAGGCCGCATTAGGTAAGCTGGTCAAAGTGGCTCACGTAACAATTTCTCAATGGGAAAGAGATGAAACACAGCCAGCGGGGAAGAGATTATTCGCACTGAGCCAGGCGCTTCAGTGCTCGCCGACTTGGCTTCTTTTTGGAGATGAAGATAAGCAACCAGGCGAACCGATCCCAGATAATCAGCCAGTCAATCTGACAGAAGATCAAAAAGAGTTGCTTCAACTGTTCGACGCACTGCCTGAGTCAGAGCAAAAGGCTCTGTTGTCAGAGATGCGTGCTCGAGTTGAGAATTTCAACAAACTTTTTGAAGAACTACTCAAAGCTCGCAAAAGAAGCGCAAATAAATAACCCCCCTTTTTTTCGCAACTCTCTGTAATAAAAAGCACAAACTTTCAAATACTTGTGTTTTTTACATCAAGAAGCTTAGGTTTTTCTACACAAAAAGCTTGACCATAACTCTTAGGCTATTCTAAATTCTACTCATCAAGACACCGCACGGTGTTCTCAGCAAACAGTTCCGCTACCCGGCGTTAAGGGGAAGCAGAGGATTTCTCAGTGGGCGAAGTCAAACATCAGAATGGAAGGCATCCAGGGATCAGCAAAGAAACAGCGATGGCGCTTTATATTGATATCAGCGCCATTGCCGGACAGGTAAGAATTATCAGAGCGGTAACTAAGCGGTATGCGCCTTTACTTCAGAAAGTCTCTGGTGAGTGCACCGAAGATATTGTCAACGATTTCGTCATCGAACTGCGAGGACTCATCTTCAGTTACAAGGTGACCACAATTTTTGCAGATGGCTCCCGCGAAACTGTCAGAGCCCTGCGGCTTAAAGGATGTGTCAAAGACTTAGCCACCACATTCTGGGCAAGAAAACTTGATTGTATTCATAACCAATTTCCTCTCGAGTAACAGACCCCTCAGAGGATACCACCTCGCCTGACGTGGTTAAAAGCAGGCAGCGCTAACCACAAGGAGCCGACATGCAGAAACGAGAACCCGTCATCATCGCGCCAGACTATACCGATGATGAACTTTATGAGTGGATGCACCAGAAAATTAAGGCAGCGCAGGACCTGAAATGGGCCAATGAAGCCAGGGCTAAGCAGGCTGAAAATCTGTCCGCTCTGGAGCAGGATATCACCAATCTGGAAAAAGCAGCGGCATTAAGCATTGCCAGAATGATTACATACCCGCGTTAATAGCTAACCAACGAAGCTAAGGTTGGTAATTAAGGAGTTCTCCACGGGTGAGGTGGAGTGCGTGCGCCGGACACGGGTGAGCATCCGGCACTGACAGTTTACTGAAAGGATATTTCCCTGAAAAGTCAGACCATAACGCGAAAGCGCACGGCGAGGTAGCTGGTTCATAGATAGCCTGTCGTTAAATTTTCGTCGACCGTGCGCTTCCGGTTGTGGCAATCCGCGAAATGGCGCGGCGGTAAGTATGGCGGGGTTATTCCTTCCCCAGTTGAGGACACCGGGTTGTCAGGTTGACCATACGCTTAAGTGACAACCCCGCTGCAACGCCCTCTGTTATCAATTTTCTGGTGACGTTTGGCGGTATCAGTTTTACTCCGTGGCTGCTCTGCCGCCCTTTTTAAAGTGAATTTTGTGATGCGGTGAATGCGGCTCAGCGCACGCGGAACAGTTAAAACCAAAAACAGTGTTATGGGTGGATTCTCTGTATCCGGCGTTAATTGTTAACTGGTTAACGTCACCTGGAGGCACCAGGCACCGCATCACAAAATTCATTGTTGAGGACGCGATAATGGAAACGTTATTACCAAACGTTAATACGTCTGAAGGTTGTTTTGAAATTGGTGTCACTATCAGTAACCCTGTATTTACTGAAGATGCCATTAACAAGAGAAAACACGAACGGGAGCTATTAAATAAAATATGCATTCTTTCAATGCTGGCCCGTTTACGTCCGATACAAAAAGGATGCTGGCAATGAATACAGCATTTGCACTTGTTCTGACAGTTTTTCTTGTTTCCGGAGAGCCAGTTGATATTGCAGTCAGCGTTCACAGGACAATGCAGGAGTGTGTGACTGCAGCAACCGAACAGAAAATTCCCGGTAACTGTTACCCGGTCGATAAAGTTATTCACCAGGATAATATCGAAATCCCGGCAGGTCTTTAAAACAGTTCCGTAATAAACATCCGATTTCATTCTTATATGCCAGCAATGGCAGGGATTTGTTCACCCTTAAATCTGTAATGAGGTAAAACAAAATGAGTAAAGTCTTTATTTGCGCCGCCATTCCGGACGAACAGGCAATAAAGGAAGAAGGTGCAGTCGCTGTAGCCACTGCCATTGAAGCTGGCGACGAACGCCGTGCTCGAGCAAAATTTCACTGGCAGTTCCTGGAACATTATCCGGCTGCTCAGGACTGCGCTTATAAATTTATTGTCTGCGAGGATAAACCTGGCATACCCCGCCCTGCCCTCGATTCATGGGATGCTGAATATATGCAGGAAAACCGCTGGGATGAGGAGTCTGCTTCTTTTGTCCCGGTTGAGACTGAATCCGATCCGATGAACGTCACTTTTGACAAGCTGGCCCCTGAAGTACAGAACGCTGTCATGGTTAAGTTCGACACATGTGAAAACATCACCGTTGATATGGTGATTAGCGCACAGGAATTGTTGCAGGAAGACATGGCAACATTCGACGGACATATCGTTGAAGCGTTGATGAAAATGCCAGAAGTTAACGCCATGTATCCGGAGCTTAAGCTGCATGCCATCGGGTGGGTTAAGCATAAATGTAAGCCTGGTGCCAAATGGCCCGAAATTCAGGCAGAGATGCGCATCTGGAAAAAACGTCGCGAAGGTGAACGCAAGGAAACCGGAAAATACACGTCTGTTGTTGATCTCGCCCGCGCCAGAGTCAATCAACAGCACACTGAAAATTCAACAGGAAAAATCAGCCTGGTCATTGCTGCCATTCATCGCGAATACAAGCAGACATGGAAAACACTGGATGACGAACTGGCCTACGCTCTCTGGCCTGGTGATGTGGATGCCGGAAACATTGACGGCAGCATCCATCGCTGGGCAAAAAATGAAGTTATCGACAACGACCGCGAAGACTGGAAGCGTATCTCGGCATCGATGCGCAAACAGCCTGATGCCCTTCGCTACGACCGCCAGACTATTTTTGGCCTTGTCCGTGAACGTCCGATCGACATTCACAAAGACCCTGTGGCACTGAACAAATACATTACTGAATACCTGACTACAAAGGGCGTGTTTGAAGATGAAGGAACAAATCAGAGCGCAACTGATACTCTCTCGTCGCCAGTACCAGAAACTGATGCAGTGGAAACGGCAATTCCGGACAACGAAAAAACCGAATGCAAAGTGGAAGTCGAACCATCTGTAGAGCGTGAGGGGCCGTTCTACTTCCTCTTCACCGACAAGGATGGCGAAAAATACGGTCGCGCAAACAAACTTTCTGGTCTGGATAAGGCACTGGCTGCCGGGGCTACTGAAATCACGAAAGAAGAATATTTCGCCCGCAAAAACGGTACATACTCAGGTTCACAACAAAATACTGGTGCATCTGACACGACCGCACAACCAGAGCCGGTAAAAGTTACCGCTGACGAAGTAAACAAAATTATGCAGGCAGCCAATATCAGCCAGCCTGACGCCGATAAGTTGCTTGCTGCCTCTCGCGGAGAATTTGTTGCAGGGATTAGCGACCCGAATGATCCGAAATGGGTAAAGGGGATTGAAACCCGCGATTCTGTAAACCAGAACCAGCAAGAATCGGAACAGAACGACCAGAAAGCGGAACAAAACAGCCCAAATACGCAACAAAACGAGCCAGAAACGAAACAACCTGAGCCAGTAGCGCAACAGGAACCGGAAAAAGTCTGCACCGCCTGCGGTCAGACCGGCGGCGGCAACTGCCCTGATTGTGGCGCGGTGATGGGCGACGCAACATACCAGGAAACATTCGATGAAGAGTATCAGGTTGAAGTTCAGGAAGATGATCCGGAGAAAATGGAAGGCGCTGAACATCCACACAAGGAGAACACTGGCGGCAATCAGCATCATGCCAGCGATAATGAAACTGGCGAGACGGCAGATCACTCAATTAAGGTGAACGGTCATCAAGAAATCACATCCACCAGCAGGACGTGTGACCATCTAATGATCGACCTTGAAACCATGGGAAAAAATCCTGATGCCCCGATCATCTCAATAGGTGCAATATTTTTCGATCCGCAAACCGGAGATATGGGACCGGAATTTAGTAAGACTATCGATCTGGAAACTGCTGGCGGAGTCATTGATCGGGACACCATTAAATGGTGGCTTAAGCAATCACGCGAAGCGCAATCTGCCATTATGACCGATGAAATCCCGTTAGATGATGCACTGTTACAATTGCGGGAATTTATCGACGAAAACTCCGGTGAATTTTTTGTTCAGGTCTGGGGAAATGGAGCCAACTTCGACAACACGATTTTGCGCCGTTCATACGAACGGCAGGGGATCCCCTGCCCGTGGCGTTACTACAACGATCGCGATGTACGCACAATCGTTGAGCTGGGGAAAGCCATAGACTTCGATGCCAGAACGGCTATTCCATTCGAAGGTGAGCGCCATAATGCACTTGATGACGCCCGTTACCAGGCAAAATACGTTTCAGTTATCTGGCAAAAACTGATCCCGAGTCAGGCTGATTTTTAATGTTCAACCCTAATTGCCGCTAACCGTATATAGTTAGCGGCGGTTATGAGATATAGCTATGAGCAACTTATTTTTAACCGAAGATGAATTGCTAATATTAACGGGCTGCAAATATGCAAGCCACCAGCGAAAATGGTTAACGGAAAACGGGCTTCCGTTCTATACCAATCGTAGTGGCAAACCGATTGTCAGCCGGGATCTATTTACCTGCAATAAAACTTTACCACCACGCGAGGTAGAGCCGAATTTTGGTGCAATCTAATGGGAAGACGAAGGAAAAATCCTGAACACGAAAAACTACCTCCAAATGTATACCCAAATAAATATAGTTATGTATGGAAACCAACATCCAGAGAATCTGTCACACTAACCGCCATCAAGGATGGTTTAGCTGCTTTATGGAAAAAGTATGAGGAAACTGTAAATAATCGCGATCGTGCAATGACATTCGGTCGCTTGTGGGAAAAATTCCTCGCCAGCGCCTATTACAGTGACCTCAGTCCAAGAACACAAAAAGATTATCTGCAACATCAAAAAAAGTTGCTTGCCGTATTCGGTAAGGTGCCGGCAGATTCCATAAAACCAGAACACATCCGTCGATACATGGACAAGAGAGGGGAACAGAGTAAAACGCAAGCCAACCATGAAAAAAGCAGTATGTCCCGCGTTTACAGTTGGGGGTATGAGCGAGGGTACGTGAAGGCTAACCCATGTGCAGGTGTAAGTAAATTCAAGGCCAAAAACCGCGAACGATATGTAACCGACAAAGAATACCAGGCAGTATTAAGCGTTGCACCTCTTCCTGTTTTTATCGCAATGGAAATTGCCTATCTGTGTGCAGCGAGGGTTTCCGATGTGTTATCGCTGAAATGGGAGCAGATTGGAAACGACGGAATCTTTATCCAGCAAGGGAAAACAGGAAAAAAACAGATAAAAGCATGGAGTCCACGATTACAGGCGGCGATCGAAAAAGCAAAACAGTTACCAACATCCGCCTATGTAATCAGTAATCAATACGGCAACCGATATATGTACAAAGGCTTTAACGAAATGTGGGTAGAAGCAAGAAATCGCGCAGGCAAAATTTCAGGTATTTTAACCGACTTCACCTTTCATGATCTGAAGGCGAAAGGAATTTCAGACTATGAAGGAAGCAGTCGGGATAAGCAACTTTTCTCTGGTCACAAAACCGAGGGGCAAGTGCTAATCTATGACAGGAAGGTTAAAGTTTCACCGACACTTGATGTCCCGTTACCTGAAAATATTCCAAGAAAATATTCCAAGTAATTCCAAGTGTGATTTTTGTCACTGACTTAATGATGTATAAGTGATTGAATTTTGGCGGAGAGAGGGGGATTTGAACCCCCGGTGGAGTTGCCCCCACTCCGGTTTTCGAGACCGGTCCGTTCAGCCGCTCCGGCATCTCTCCGTTCAGATGGTTGCCATGATGCCAGGAAATTTGGCATTTTAACAGTCCCTGTCCGTGCAATTTTGTTCAAGTGACGAGTTTGCGAGCAAAACGATGATTAAGTGGCCCTGGAAAGTACAAGAATCAGCACATCAAACTGCCCTTCCCTGGCAGGAAGCACTATCGATCCCCCTTTTAACGGGTCTGACGGAACAGGAACAAAGCAAATTAGTCACTCTTGCCGAACGTTTTTTACAGCAAAAGCGGCTTGTTCCTTTACAGGGCTTTGAACTGGATTCATTAAGAAGCTGCCGGATAGCACTTCTATTTTGCCTACCCGTTCTGGAGTTAGGACTGGAATGGCTGGATGGTTTTCATGAAGTCTTAATTTATCCTGCGCCATTTGTGGTCGATGATGAATGGGAAGACGATATCGGTCTGGTGCATAACCAACGTATTGTTCAGTCAGGTCAGAGCTGGCAGCAAGGGCCTATCGTTTTGAACTGGTTGGATATACAAGATTCTTTTGATGCATCTGGTTTTAACCTGATTATTCATGAAGTCGCTCATAAGCTGGACACCCGTAACGGCGATCGCGCCAGCGGAGTTCCCTTTATTTCGTTGCGTGAGGTTGCTGGCTGGGAACACGATCTTCATGCTGCAATGAACAACATTCAGGAAGAAATCGAATTAGTTGGTGAGAATGCAGCGAGCATTGATGCTTATGCTGCCAGTGATCCTGCTGAATGTTTTGCCGTACTTTCTGAATATTTCTTTAGCGCCCCAGAACTTTTTGCTCCTCGTTTCCCTTCATTGTGGCAACGTTTCTGTCAATTTTATCAACAAGATCCTTTGCAGAGACTGCATCACGCTAATGATACAGACTCGTTTTCGGCGACGAATGTTCATTAATTAACAACTTTGCAGATTAATTAACCAATTGAAATGGCTTATGAAATTTAGTGTTGACAGACAAGGTACCGCTAAGTAATATGCGCTCCGTTCACACGATTCCTCTGTAGTTCAGTCGGTAGAACGGCGGACTGTTAATCCTTATGTCACTGGTTCGAGTCCAGTCAGAGGAGCCAATTTTCTGTTTTCATGCATCCTTGCAAATCTTTATCTGATGTTGATTCAACAGGTTAGTGTGAAAACTCTTCTCGGTGCATTTTGATTTTACCCTATGCATCGGGAAAAATTGGTGGTCAAATCTGGGATCAGGTTAGTTCGATAATGGAGTGACCCCCATATGTTCCTTACCGACGCAAAAATCCGCACCCTCAAGCCTTCTGATAAACCCTTTAAAGTCTCCGATTCTCACGGTCTGTATCTGCTGGTCAAGCCGGGTGGCTCCCGCCACTGGTATCTCAAAGCTGGAGGTTGCGTCCCGCACACGGCAGCACCTGAGTAA